GTTCCAGCTACAATCGGCGCGGTATTGCTGGTGAACGGCGTTTGCAGTTTGATGTCGGTCGCCGCAGCGGCGGTCGCGCCAGTGCCGCTGGCGTGATACTTCATCTTGGCGAACAGGCTGTTGAGCGCGTTGGTAGCAGACCACAGGGCGTCGTTCGCAAGCGCAAGTGATCCAACGTTGGTTGTGAGTCCGCTACCAAGATCGCGTTCTTCGATCAGTCGATGGCGGTGATCGAAATGTTTAATGGAAAGATCGGTTCCCCACCACATTCCAGCGGGGAAGAAAAGGGCTTCACCGTTTCTTTCCCATGCGATTCCAAAACGGCCCAGTGGCCCTAATCTGACTATCAGGCTTTTCTTTTTCATTTTGATTTCCTCGAATCACTTTGATTTGCAGATCGGCACTGAAATCGGTTCCCGCGCTGAATCCCTGTTCAGTAAGAAGTCCAGCCCGCTTTGCGAAGTTAGGGAATTTCCGGCACAGCCATGTGCCGATTGCGATGTCCAAACGCTGAAGAAATCGCTTCAGTCGATCTTTCATTCGGTTTGGATTTGAGCCACGATTTGGCCTGATAGCAATGCTTCAGTGAAATTTTCTGCGATATACGCGATATACGCGATACTGCATTTGCATTTTACGATTTGTTCTAGGCACTGTCGTTGTTAGTGGCTAGACCGAGAAAAGGAATGCGGGTCAGGGCGAGGCCGGAAGCGAAACTGGACTTCCTTCCCTACCACCAGCACGAGCAACTTTGTCGCTGGCTTTTGACGCCGGACATGACCTATACCGAGATTCGGCACAGGGTTCAAAGAGCGTTTCATTTCGACGTGTCTGATTACTCAATCAGCCAGTTCTACAAGAACCATGTTGTTGAACACCTTGCCGCCATCAGGGCGAGAGCCGTCAACGTAGCCGCCGGTTACATCAGGGAAACACTGGGTTCACCTGCGGAATTTACCGCCGCTACCGTGGACGCATTGGAAGCGAAGGCCATGCAAGCCGCTCTCGATCCGTCCACTAATCCGAAGCAACTCAAGATTTATTTGGAACTAGTGTGCCGATGGCAGGAGCTAAGGCTCCGCAGTCAGGAAGTACAAATCCAGCTAAGACGCCTGAAATTACTCGAACGCAAACAGAAGAGATTGGAAGTCGTTCTGACCGCAGAATCCAATCTTAGCTCTGATGAAGTGGCAAAACGCTGCCGCCTGATTTTCAAGCAAAATGGCGAAATCGAACCGAAGCCAGAACAAATCGACAAACTCATGTCCCCTGTCGCCCCTTGACTTGCTCCTCCCGTACCAATCGCGGTGGATCAACGATCAATCGAGGTTCAAGATCGGTGTCCAAGCAAGACAAACGGGGAAGTCTTTCCAGACGGCGGCTGAAGCTGCGCGTGATGCCATGACCGATCCCGGCACCAAATGGGTGTGCCTTAGTTCCGGCGAACGCCAATCGCTGGAATGGATGACCAAATGCAAGGAATGGGCGTCGGCATTCAAACTGTCCATCGAGAACTACGCCGAGGATCGGATGATCGGCGAAGCCCTGCTCAAAGTGGCCGAGATAAGCTTTGTAAACGGTTCGCGGATAATTGCCATCCCGGCCAATCCCAGCACGGCGCGTGGGTATTCGGCCAACGTCATCCTTGACGAGTTTGCCTATCACGAAGACCCAGACGCCATCTGGGCGGCGATGTTCCCGTCCCTGACCAATCCGCTTGCCGGAACTTTCATGCAGAAAGTCCACGCGCTTTACGGCGGCGAGCCTCAAAAAATCCGGCGGGAGATGAAGATTCGGGTGGTATCCACTTTTAACGGGCGCGAAAACAAATTCTTCCAGCTATGGGAGAAACGGAAAGAGAACGGCTACAGCGGACACCTCACCACCATCTACGATGCCGTAAAACAGGGGCTTGAGATCGACGCCGAACAGATTCGGATGGGTCTGGATGACTCGGATATGTGGGCGCAGGAGTACGAGTGTCAGCCCACCGACACCAGCAATGTTTTGCTGCCGTATTCCCTCCTGCAAAATGCCGAGACACCGCAGGCCACGGAAGTCATTGAACCGGAGTTCTTTGAAACCTGCCGACAGATATTCTGCGGGATCGACTTTGGCCGCAGCAACGACCCGACCATCTGCTGGACGCTAGAGCTTGTGGGCGACATCCTCTGGACAAGGGAAGTCCTCGTTTTGCGGACAATGCCCACCCCGGAACAGCATAAAATCCTCGAAGCGCGGATTAAAGGTTCAGTGCGAACATGCTACGATTACACCGGGCCGGGGATTGGCTTTGGCGACTATGCCGTAAGATCGTTCGGGGTAGGCGAGTGGAAGCCTGAAGAGCATAAATTCGGTCGGCTGGAACTCTTTAAGTTCACTCCGAAATCGAAACGCTCGCTCTACCCAATCCTTCGGCGGCAATTTGAAACGCCGTGCAAGATTCGGATTCCGATCTCCCGCGCAGTTCGTGAAGACCTTCATTCGGTGCAGCAGGTGGTCACGGGCGGCGAATATAACTACTGGGCACCGCGAACAAAGGAAGGCCACAGCGACCGATGCACCGCGCTGGCATTGGCGGTCAGGGCGGCTTGGCAATGCAGTTCGGGCGCGATTCGTGATCCCAGTGTCATCCACTTCGGAAAGGCCACGGCATCCCGTTTCCATGAACAATTCAAACCGATGAGGCTGGTGTCGTGAAACGCGTACCCACTAAGCGTAAACCGACTTCTACAGTCAAGTTACGCAAGAACGGCAAGAACCGGATTGACGCGCAATCCACCATGAATGTTCCGGTGCGCATGTCGCGCATCGTTCAGCCACGTGCCACCTACCAATGGCTTGCACCCGGCCTTGCCGCCTACACGCCGCGCTTCATCGAAATGATCTTGAGCGGTGCACTGGCTGGCGACCACACCATGCAATACGAGTTGTTCCGGCTCATGCTCGACACGTGGCCGGTGTTGCGTTCATGCCAAGAGGAACTGATTTACGGCGTGACTCGCCGCGACGTGGTTTTTGATCCGTACACGGTTGAAGACCAGAAACCCACCCAAAGCGCAATCGACCGGGAGAAGGTGGTGACCAGCGTGTTTCAAAACATGAATCCTGATGTCACCTATGGCGACAATGACCGCAAAGGCACGATCAAAGACATCATGGATGCGTGGTTCAAGGGCACCAGCGTCCTTGAAATTCTTTGGGACATGGTGGATTTGCCGGACGTAGGCCTGACCAAATGCGCCACATCCACGTCGTGGGTGCATCCCTCCAATTATGGTTTCAACGAGAATGGAGTCATTGGACTTAGCCTGAACAATTACCCGGCGGGTTATGGAGTAACAACCGCGCCTAACAAAAGCCAAAGGACGCTCACTGCGTTTCCGCCCGACAAATTCCTCATCGCCATCCACAAGGGAGTCAGCGGCACCGCCATCAGCGGGGCAATGCTGCGACCGCTGGCGTGGTGGTGGTGCGCTTGCAATTTCTCAAGCGATTGGCTGCTGAATCTGGCGCAAATCTTCGGCTTGCCATTCCGTTGGGCGACCTATCACGCCGCTACTCCCGACCAGACCGTTTCGGCCATCTGCGACATGCTGCAAAACATGGGCAACGCCGGATGGGCGGCATTTCCAGAAGGCACATCGCTCGAACTTAAGGAACCAAGCCATTCGGCTGGCCGCACACCACAGGGTGAATTGCTTGATCGCGCCGACAGCTACGCCCGCATCCTGATCTTGGGACAGACATTGACCGGACAGACCATTGCATCAGGCCGCGGCGGTCAAGCTTTCGGAACTGTCGAAGCGCAACTGAAACAGGATCGACTCGATGCTGCTTGTTCGTTTGTCGCGGGCGTCATCAATGGACAACTCATCCCTGCCATCTTGCGAGAGAACTACGGCGACGCCACCGAGGCTCCGGTTTGCCGTTTCCTACAGGAAACAGTGGGAACATTCCAAGACGCCGAGCGCGACCAGATTCTTGCCAACATCGGCATGAACATTCCACTTAGTCATCTGCGCCAGAAGTACGCTATTCCAGAACAGATCGACAACGAAGACATAGCGCATCCGGCTCCAAAAGCTGGGCCGGGTGCTTCCGCTGGGCCGTCGGGAACCGAGCCAATCGGACAAACGCCAGCGAAACCTTCGCCATCCGAAACGCCACGGCAGGTTCAAGCCAGCGTGGAAGTGACCGACATGGAAGCTTTTGGCCGGGAGTTACAAAAGATAGGAAGTCAACTAACAACCAAGGAGAAAACAGAATGACAGCACAAGCAGAGGAACCAAAACCAGAGCCGTCGCCGGAACCACCTCCGCCGCCGGAAGAATAATATGGCCCACAAAAAGGCTCATTCCGAACCAGTCGAGAAACAACCGGACAATTCGCCAGAGGCGTCGTCTGAATCTGAATCGCAGCAACAAACACTCAACAATTATCAGATGAGCAGCACGGTCAACGCGCTGGTTGATGACGCTGTTTACCTCAAGGTAAAACAGCACGCACATTAGGAGGTGAAGACATGGCAGAAGACTCCAAAAAGCCATACGGTGACGTTGAGTACGCCGATCCCGGTTACCAATCGGACAAGCAGAAACGCTATCCCATCGACACCGAGGAACACGCCCGCGCAGCGTGGAGCTACATCAACAAGGCGAGCAACGCGTCCGCATATTCGAGCGAAGACCTCGCCAAAGTAAAAGGCAGAATCAAAGCAGCTTGCAAGAAATTCGGGATCGAGGTTTCCGATTCGGCAGCGGCAAAGGACGAAGAGGATAAATCCGAGGACGGCCCGATTGAGTGCCGTGCCCGCATCGACATTCCGGCCACTATCAGCAACGAAATCCTGTTTCTGCCAGTTGGCATTCATGCCATCACACCTGTGCGCGGCGGCATAGGCCGTCCCATCAAGGTCAAGGTCGATCTTGATACGGCCAAGGCCATCGAACAGCAACGGGCGATGATATTGGCCAAAGGCAAGCGGCCTTATTTGGATTTTAACCATGAAGACGGCCCGGCCTCTTTCTGGCCGGAAAGGTTTTCGTGGAAGACGGGGGAAGGCGTAGTCGCACACGGGCAGTGGACGGACAGCGGGAAACGCGCCGTGGAAGGCAAGGACTTCCGCGCATTCTCGCCTGTCTTCCATGTGGACGACAAACGCAAAGACCCGGCAAGGGTCGTCTGTTGCGACTACGCCACGCCGAACATGGGCGGGTTGGTAAATGATCCCGCCTTTAGCTCTTTGCCCTTGTGGGCAAAAAACGCCGACGTTGAAGTCGGCACCACGCCGGAGGAAACGGCAAAACAAAACAAGGAGAAAAAGATGGAAGAAGTAAAAGATGAAATCGCCGAACTCCGGGCGAAGAACACGGAGTTGGCAGCAGAGGTAGAAAAGCTCAAAGCCATTGTTGCCAAAGACGAAGAAGACACGTCAGCAAAAGACAAACTGGAACGCGTGGAAGCCACCTTTCGCGCCAACGAGTTTGAACTGGAAGCTGCGGAACTCCGCGCTGAAGTCAAAAGGCAGCGCGAGGAAATCACGAAACGCAACCGAGTCGTAGCCAAGGAAGCAGTCAAGCAGGCTGTGATGGATGGCAAGGTTTCGCCCAAGGATTTCCGCACACAGGAGTATTGGGAAAATGAGGCCACCGCCGATCCCAACTTCATTGCGAAAGTGATCAAGGCCATTCCGCCAAAGCGGGACGGCGGTCGCATCGTTGGCCACAACGGCCACGAACGAAGCGACATCACCATAACGGCAGAAGACCCCGTGGGGGTTTTTGCCAAGATGTCGAACATCCTTCGGCAATCCGCAGCTACTGGTGATCGTGAAACCAAAACGCAGTTGTCACTGGACTTCGCGGCGGTTTACGCCGCAGAGTTTGCTGAAACCGACGCCAACCGCAACCAGCGGAACCGGCTCGTCAACACCAAGCTGAATGTAGTCCGCGACGCGATTTGGGCGGCAGATGTTACCGATTCCAACCTCGGCACAATCGCTGGAACGCTGGTCACGCAACGAACGTTGGAGTTGCTGAAAGCCATCTTCCCGATGTTGAGCCGGTTCACCACCGACTTCTCGGATCAGCCAGCCACCTACGGCCAAAGCATCATCACCCGAACGGTAACCATTCCGAGCGTGGTGACTTACAGCACCGCAACGGGGTGGGCAGACGCGGTGGCAGCTACCACGGACGTGTCAGTGATCATCAATAACCACAAGGGATTGCCGATCACCTTCAACGAGAACCTGCTGGCCAGCACCATGCGCCAGTTGTTCAACGAGTTCGCCGAGGCGAGTGCCTACTCACTCGGCAAAGCGTTGGTTGACGAAGTTTATTCGAGGATGACCGATGCCAACTTCACCAACAACACGCTGTCGGCTTCAACGGCATTCAACCGCGCTGCGGTCATCGACATCGGTGTTGCCTTGACCACGCGCCTTGTTCCTCTGGCGATCAACAACCGCACCATGATCCTGTGGCCAGCGGCGTTTGGTAATCTTGAGAAAGATACCGCGATCATCCAGTTCGCAACCAACGTTCCAAGGCCGGAACTGATCACGCAGGGCATCACGCCCGAAAGCGGTTTCGCAATGGCATTGGAGAGCTTCGCCATCTACGCGGCTCCCAACCTGCCGTCGAACAACGCCAATCTCGTCGGCTTCGCCGGATCGAGGTCGGCTCTGATTATCGTGACCAGAACGCCAAACGATTACACTTCGGTTCTGCCGGGTGCATCATTTGGCAACGTGCAGATGGTCACTGATCCCGACATCGGGATGACAGTAATGCAGGTGCAGTATGTTAATCATACTCTCGGCACTGCGACTTCACGCATTGCCCTGATGTATGGCACCGCTGCGGGACAAACCGCTGCGGGACAACTGATCAAAGCTGCCTCTGGTACTGGTTCTGCGCGTTAGCTTCAGTTCGTCTAATACCCTGTCCCGTCCCAAACAGGCGGGACAGCACTTAGACGAATGAAGATCAACGCACAGACCGACTGGTACAAGGGGCTGGGCGACATCGTTTGTTTTGCGTGGATGGCCGAGGGACTGATCCGCGCTGGCCGCGAGTCGCCGGAATTTTACGCCACCGATTGGCGAGCGGAAGTCTTTCGCATGTTCCAACTGCCGGTGACCAGTGATCCAACTGGAATGATCGCCGCCAAGATCGGCTACGAAACCGCAGTCAAGATCGGTTCGCCGCTCAACTACATCGAGTGGATAGCCGACCAGCTTGGCATAGACACGCCCCCAATTCGGCCACGGTTGGAGTTGATTCCAATGGACAGGGAAATGGGCCGCAGAGATAGCGCAGATGTGATTATCTTTCCCTATAGCCACTCCCCGGCTCGAACGTGGCCGAAGAATTATTTTGTTGAACTGGGACTGTTGCTCCGACGCCACGGGTTCAGCGTGAAAGTCGCCACGGAACAGCGCGATTACGCGTTCTTCATGCCGTTCCACTGCATCGTCGGCAAGTCTTGGAATTATATCGCTGGCGCAATGCAATCGGCTCGGTTAATCATTGGAAATGACAGTGGCCCCGCGCATCTATCCGGCACAATCGGCATTCCAACCATTGCTGTCCAAGGAGCGACCACGGAGCGGATTTATGCCCACATTCCCGAAGTAATCTGCTACCGGAAAAAGGCGTTCCCTTGCGCGGGATGCCACTGTCTTCCGCCTGACTACCGCGCTTCATGCGAAGTCGGCTGCTTGGAATTGTATCGAACCTCGCCGGAAGAAGTGCTGGAATTTTCTCTCGGAATCCTCAACGCGCAAATCCAGAAGGAAGCAAAGGAAAGAGCCGCATAATGGAGTTTGGATACGGAATGCAAGGAATCGAAGAACGAGTTTTGATTCTCGCTCGCGCCATGACGAAGAAATTCGATGAGATAACCTATGTCGAGATCGGAGTGGGCGAAGGCCCGACGCTCACGGCAATCGCTTGCGAGCTGCGCGACCATGCCGCCAAGAAATGGCGAGCCATTGGCGTCGAATTGCCGAACGGTTATTCGTTCAACCGGCAGAAGGTGATCGACTTCGCATCATCGAGGAATCTCAAGCTGGATTTCATAACGCCCAACGGCACGATGCAACACCCGAAGTGGGATCAGGTCACGGTGTTCCTCAAGGATAGCCAGACATTCCTGACTGAAATGTGGTCTGACCAAATCCAGTTCGCGTTGATTGATGGCTGTCACGGCAGGCCATGCGTGATCCAAGACTTTTTGGCGGTGGAAGCCTTTATGTCCAAAGGTGGGCTGGTGATGTTCCATGATTACGGCGCAGATCAGATTGGGCATTACCAGCCTCACTGCCCGTCCGGTCTGGATGTCCGTGGAGCGGTTTTGCAGTTGGGATTGAGCAACGGCAAGCGCAAAGGCTGGGCGTTTCGCGGAGAACTGATTGCCAACAAACCCGCTGGCGGCTGGGACATGGGCGTGTTTCAAAAGGAAATCGACTAATGGGAAACTGGAAAACTCTAACCGGCGACAACATTCAACTGCTCGACACGGAAGTGACAATCATGGCGAGCGTCAGTCCGTTGCAGGATTTGGATACCTGCGTTCTCAACGCGTCCGAAACGGTTCGAGGTTACGTACGCGGCGGCGGCTATGATCTCGAACCTGCCCCGTCCGTCCCGCCGGAATGCGTCGATGATACAATCGCCATAGCGCGTTACAACTATCTGGCGCAAGAACCTACCGGAACACTGCTCACCAAGATCAGGCAAGACCAGAACGCCAACGCCTACGCTCACTTGCGCGACGTAGCCAAGGACATTTCTGCGGTCACGGATGCTGTGATCCCCAACCCGCCGCCGGGAGCAGGCGGACTATGGGGAAGCCAGCAACAGATTGCAATGCGGACAAACCCGACATGAACATGTTCGTATTCAAGGCCACCGCCGCCAGTTACAACTCAAGCATCTTTGTCGGACTCTCCTGCCGCGCCGCCACGCCAATGCACGCTCGGACACGCAAGCGGATGAAACAAGGGTTCAAAAGTTCATTGATGCACATTCTGAACTTCGCAAAACACGAAACCTACCGGAAGATGATGCGCTACCTGCATTCCCACCGCGCCCTGATGGGACAGGAGCATCCGGGTGCCATCAGAATTGGCTTCGACCCGGGCGAACTGCGGCAAGATTTACAGTCGATGCTGTATGCCGAGATGCCTGACATGCTCGATACGGCAGCGGTCGCTACCACGGAACGCCTTGGTGCCGCGCCCTTTACGATGCCGTCACAGGACGTGCTGGACTTCATTTCACGGCGGGCGTCCCTCCTTTCTGGGTTGCCTGACGAACTTTATCAGCGGATTACGGACGAACTTTCGAGTGGGTTGAATGCTGGGGAATCCTTGGCCCAACTCAGTGGCAGGATCAGCCGAGCCTTCGACGACATCGAGCAGGGCACGGCGGAAGTCATCGCGGACACGGAAACCGCAGCAGCATTCAACTACGCCACCAACAAGGCGGGAATAGCGGCTGGTGCGACTCGCAAGCAATGGCAGCACGGTGGCAGCAAAGTGCCGCGTCCCGATCATTTGGCCATCGACGGTCTGGTGGTTCCGATAGGCGAGCCTTATCCGGTTGGCGAGCCGCCGCTGATGTATCCGCATGACGAGAACGGATCGCCGGAAGACGTGATCAACTGTAGCTGCGTGTCGATCCCGCTGGAAGGAACAACGAATGGTTGAAGTCAAAGTCAACATTGACGCCAAGAGCGTAGCTTACCTCAAGAAGCTGTCAGACATGCCGAAGGAGGTTCCTGCGGCAATCCAGCGAGGATTAGACGAAGGACTTCAAATCGTTAAGCAGAATCTCCAAGAACGCCGGTTGAGCGGACAGGGGCCGTACCCGTCATCGGAGCATCGGCTTGGCGTCATCACCGGCTTGCTTCACGCCTCGGTCTATACCAGCACGGTCGTCCAAGGTAACAAGGTCATTGGCCGGATCGGATCGGACGTTCCTTATGCTGGCGTCCACGAATACGGCATGGTGATCAGCGCGAAGAACGCGCCGTTTCTGGTGTTCAAGGTTCTCGGAAAGACAGTCCGCACCAAGACGGTGACAATACCGGAAAGAGCACCGTTCAGAACCGAAGTCGAATCAGCGGAAAGCGCGCAGATAATCTCGGACGCAATCGCAAGAGAAGTACTTGAACTGGGCACCGAGGAATGAACGTATTCAGCCAGCTACAACAATCGGTGATAACGCGGCTGACCGCCACGGTGACCGATGTTCCATCGCTGGTTCCAGCCAACGGCAAGATCAACTGGATCACGGAAGACATCGGAGACCTTGCAAAAGCCATTGCTAAAACGGTGGGAAGCCTTGGCATCATCGGGATCGTGATGACTCCCGGCGGCGGGAAACTTTTCAGCATGGGAGTTTACCCGATCTCGCTGCAATGCCCGATTGAGATTCAGATACAGGAGAACGTCACCGTCAATCGCGGTGCCGCTGGAACGCAAATCCCGAATCTCGATCTGGTTCAGTTTTGTTTGAAGCGATTGCATCTCTGGTCGCCTACGGGCCAGCGCATCTCGCGGATCGAAGTCGATGAGACTCCTTACCTTCTGGTTTCAGAATATCCGCTGCTCACCTACAACGTCCGGTTCAGTGCTCCAATCACCGTCCAATGAAACATCTTCGTTTTTACATCGTGGTATTCGTGATCTTCTGGCTTTGCGTGTTGGCGGCGGCAGTGTTCGGTCAGGCTAGTCGTCCACCTGTCACAACACTGAGCGGATTGAGTGATGTGTCGATCAGTTCGCCAGTGGATGGCAATGCGCTCATCTGGAATGCGGGAACGAGCAGGTGGACGAATCAAATCATTCCCGGCGGTGCGCTCTCGGCTTTGACCGATGTCATCATTTCAAGTCCCGCTGACGGACAATTACTCAAATACACATCAGCCAGTTCCAAGTGGTCGAACTACGGCCCACTGAATTTCACCGATCTGGCTGGCAACATTGCAGTCAGTCAGATGGCGAGTGGTTCCGGTGCGAGTTCGTCAAGCTACTGGCGCGGCGACGGCACTTGGGCGAGTCCGCCAACAGGTTCGATTGTGCCAGTGACTAATCTTCTCACTGGCGATGGTGCGGGGAATGCCGTCGATGCCGGTTTAAGCGGCATCAGTCTGGTCTCCAACGGATTGACGATGCAGTTAAACGGCAATTTCGTTTACGGTTTAACCGTAGCGAATTCGGATTCGACAGGTGGAGACACAACCACTCAAGCACGAATCAATGTCAGCACTTCCGCCAATACCATTCTGCTTTCCAGCACTGGCCCGAACTTCGTAACCAGCGGCATCTTTTCGGCATCGGACGGTGTGCTGCAAACCACAGGCGTCGGCGACATCGACATCGCGGTTCCTTCGACTTACGTGTTGAAATTCAGCAATGACGGCGGCGCGACTGAGCGGGTTCGTTTCGGCAGCGGTGTCATGGTCGGAGCGTTCACCGACAAAGGTGCTGGCACCGTCAATGTCAGCGGCGGCTATTACGTCAACGGAGTTGCGCTACCCGGTGCTGCGCCAGCAACCAAGGTCACGATCCTCACCAGTGGGACAAGCTTCAGTGCCACTTCAGGTGAACGCGCAATATTCGTTGAATGCATTGCCGGTGGTGGTGGGGGTGGCGGCGCGGTTGCTGCCGCTAGTCAGGCTACTTCCGGCGGCGGGGGAGGTGGTGGCGGTTATTCGGCAAGCTACATCACCGCAGTACAAGCAAGCTACAACTACACGATTGGCGGCGGCGGATCAGGCGGGGCAAATACTGGCGGGAGCGGTAATCCCGGTGGAAATACGACTTGGCAAGTCAGCGTGATCGTAGCCAACGGTGGCGCAGGTGGCACAGGCGATAATACCACGACTCCCGTGCCCGGTGCGACGGGCAATGGTGGCGCGGGTGGCGCGGTAGGCACCGGACAGCTTGTGATGCCGGGTAGCGATGGAGGGAGGGGTCTTCGCATTACAACAAGTGCCGCGAATGCAGGATTCGGTGGCGGCGCACCGCGTGGCGGAGGAAGCAGTTTCAGAATTTCCGGGGCTGGTCAGGCTGGAATGCAATACGGTGGTGGGGGAAGCGGAGCGGTATCACTGACCGCCACAGGAAATGTCGGTGGCACCGGCGCACCGGGAGTAATCATCGTGACAGAATATTTCTAACAACAAAGGACAAACAACATGCCAAACGAAATTACAATCAACCTTCCGTCGATCAGTTACGTAAAAGACGTTTACAACGATTCGCTGTCGATTGGCGTCATCAACATGAGTGTCACTGGCAAACACGCAGTACATGACAGCGTGAACTGCACTGCTGCCAATGTGGCTCTTGCTAAAGGCAACATCGGCACGATTGGATTCTTCTATCTAAGGAACAAGGATTTGGTGAACGCTATTTCGGTGACCTTTGGAAGCACCGAGTACATGATTTTAGCCGCTGGCGGTATTTCCTTGGGAACCGCAGGAGTATCAGCAATCAGCATAAAAGCGACGGTCGGAACACCCGCTCTTGAGTACTGGCTCATTGAACAATGATTTTCACGGTTCCGTTACAGCCGGGTACTACTCTGGCGAATGTTGTCTATCTCTGGATAAGCAACGGCGTGGCCGGAACCGCTACGTCCAGCGGCGTGAGTCAACCGAGCGCAACGTTTGCCGTGTTTCGGATCGACTCAACGCCACCTCCCGGTGCTGAACAAATGATCGTGTACGATTCCACCAACACGTCCAACTGGAACGTGGCCGGATACACCGCTGGCGCGGCGGCCCTCGCCGCAGCGCAGCAAATTCTGCTGGCGTCGCTATGGTCGCCTACCGGCCAGCCGCAAGTCATTGTGCCAGCCAATCCTGCCGTGAACTCAATCTGCCGCTGTTATGGAACGTGGAAGGACATCAGTTCGCTCACCGTGGATGGGGTGCCGATGATCCTGACTCTTGTGGCAATCGACAATACCGATCCGACGCTCATCTACGATCTGACTGCGACTCCGCTCAAGAACCACGAGACCGGACTCCTGATCGCGCAGCGCAACGCCAACGTTATGCTGTTGGCGGGACAACTTGAAAACGTCAACGGCGATCTGTTCGTGGACATGGTTCGCACCGATTACATCGACGGCGAACCGGCCAACACCACTCTCAAGTACCTGCTCACCTGCGATGAAATTGGCGCACCTGCCAGCATGTCGATAGTGAACAGCGATACTCCACTGGTTTTTCAACCCGTCCTGTTCAAACTGGACACATCAACAATCGGACTGACCGCTGGCGGTACGTTCGATCTTTCCAAGAAAGCAGTAACATGACCCAACAATACCTAGCCATCGGACAAGAAGTAACGTTTGTCGGAACCGACAAATCCCACAAAGCAAAAATCGTAGAGATTTACAACGCTGATTCCGCTCGCGTCGAATGGGACGGCGGCGGAGCGATAGCGAATCTGTCAGACAAGAAAGAACCGAACACTTTCCACTTTGAGCAAGCCTCGCCCAAAGCGGAACACAAGAAATAGAGGCGCAACACAAACAGGAGGTAAAAGAAAGTTATGGATTACACCAATCCTTATAGTAAGGAACGCCTCTCGGGACGAGGCTACTTTACTCCAACCGGAGCGACTCAAGGTATCGACCTTGGCAACGTCGATATGATGAAGATTGCCTTCGGAATCAAACGCAAGGAACACTTCTCGGCTCGTCGCGGAGTGCAGACGCTCGACCGTTTCGACGCTTATGCTTCGCAACCAGTGTGGGACATCACGGTGGACGAATACGTCAGCCCGACCCTGCTCTTGGCGTGGAGCGGAAACGTGAACGCCAACTTCGTGCAATCCGCAGGAACGGCGGCGACGTTCAATTTCACGTTCGCCACCACGATGCTTGGCGCGACGCTGGACATCGGCAAGTACGGATTGTTCAACGCATCGCTGACCACGCCTGCCGGTAAAATTGAAGGTTACACGGCAGACTACTTCATTGATCGTGCTGGCGGGAAAATCTATTTCCCGCTTTCGTCCACGCTTACTGCTGGCGCATCGGTGGTCACCTACAGTTGCCCTGCGCTCACCTACGACAGCGTTACGGCGTTGCAGGTGTTGAATCGCCCGGGCAACCTTGAAGTGCATGGCGAAGATGATTCAGGCCAAGGCAAAAGCACCACGGGCGCGGATGCCCTTCCGCCAGTGCGTTACCTGTTCAACTTCCCTTGCATTCTCAGTACGGATGACAGCGGCGAATGGAAGGTGGACGACTACAGGAAGATCATCATCAAGGCGATGCTCACGTCGCCGATGACGGTCAAGCGACTACAGTAAACCAAAAGAAAGCTGGTAGGCAGTATGGACTACGATCAGGTAGCATCCAAGGAACGGCTTACAGGCCGCGCCTACTTCAATGCTGGCCTAGCCAACACATACGATTGCCCTTGGCTTGATCTCGGCAACATCCAGATGATGAGTCTCGATTACGGGATCAAGCGCAAGGAGCATTACAAGGCGCGACGCGGAGCATTGATCGCGGACAGGTTCGACGCTTATTCGGCCACGCCGCGATGGTCTATCACGGGCGACGAGTTCACCACCGCCACGCTGTTCCTGATCTTTCTCGGCGACGGTCTGGACGCCAACACCACTCAAGCTGCGGCGGTGGGTGCCACGGTCACGTTCAACGGGCACAAGGGCGGTGTTTACGACATCGGGAAATTCGCGGTCTATAATTGGAGCATTGGCGGCGGGATGGTGAGCGGCGTCGATTACATCATGGACGCTGGCCCGGGGAAGGTTTACATCCCGTTGACCAGCGGCTGGGTGGAAGGCGCACCGCATCAACTCACCTATTCCTGTCCGCAAATCATTTGGAACATGGTGCTTCCGCCATTAAGCAATTTGAATCGCAACGGTCAAATGCAAATAATCGAGGAAGACGATTCCGCAGCTACAAGTCCTTCGTTGGTGGCTGCTCCCAAAACGGTGCATGATTTCCCGGTGTCGCTTAGCACTGATTCAGGTGGCGACACTAGAGTGGACGCCTTTAAGGAGTACAAAATGATTGCCACCATCACCGATCCCACGGCATGGTCGGTGAAAAAGCGGAACACATAACGTATGGAAGTATTAAAACTGGAAGAAAACGACGAGCAGAAAAAGGAACAGGAACGCGTCATCATCATCAATGGCGGCGTGGAAATGCAGGTCATCCACAACGACGGCACGAAGGAACTGGTGAAGGTGCGCCATATTCCAGCCACCAAGCTTGAGCAGTTTATGACGAAGATCGCGGACGAATCCACGTCCGTGTCCATCTTTTGCGACAAGCCCCTTGAATGGGTGGACTCGCTAAGTCAGGAAAGCTTCACCGAGGTGGTGGAAAAAGGGATCGAGATCAACAGGAAGTTCTTGGGAAAATGGTGCAGCCGACGAGCGATGTGGACAGAGATGTTGAACGTCGGCATCATCGCAGACCTCCAAAGGAAGATCGCGGCACTAAACGAAGTATTGGGCTCCTTCAGCTCTGCTCAGAAGTTGCATACCTCTACAGACTCACCCCAAAGCAAATAGCCGAGTTTTCGGGGCAACAACTGGTCATGTGGTACGAAACGGCTCTCCAACAGATCGGCTTTGAGAAGGATTTAGACCTCGAAATTTCTGTCATACCGCATACCGAGGAACCGGACAAGGCGTTCAAGGAGATGCGGAAGATTTTGTCCTCGTTTGGAAAGAAAAGTTAAATGGTCATCAATTCTGGAAAAGGAATGACGTTCTACCAGCCAGCCGGTGGCGGCGCTGGCGGCACCATCAACATCCTCGTCCAGATCAGTGCCCAGCTTCAGCAGTTAAATCAAGCCGTCCAAGGCCTTCAGAACCTACAGAATACGACAGTAAGCGTAACCAGTGGCAGTGCGGCGGCCATAGGCGCATGGGGCGCGGCGTTCGAGAAAGTGGCGGACGGAGTTGTGGAAGCCGCAAAAAAAGCTGGCGAAGCGATTAAGGAGTTCATCACCGAAGGAATAGGCAAAGCCGCCGACATCCAGACCGAGATGTTCCCGTTGATCCAGTTGTTTCGGGATCAGGGAGAGATCGCCAAGGAAGTGCTGGACGGGATGCACAGTTCTTGGCAGCAGATCGGAGTAATCAGCGACGAGGCGATTGGGAGGGCGACACGGAACCTGGCCCTCATGGGGGTGCCAGCGGAAAACATCGTATCGCGGTTGCAGGACTTGGCCAAGGCGGCAGTGGACACGGGACAGGACGTTGACCTGATGAGCGCGGCCTACCAGCGGGTAAGACAAGCGATCATAACCGACACTGCTCCTGCCGTTCGAGGCATGGGTGCCTTCGGCGCATCCACGCTGGCCATATTCAATGCGCTGGAAGACCATTTCCACAAAACTGAAGGCCAGATCAAGGCGATGTTCGAGGGCGGCAAAATCTCGCTCAACGACCTGAACGAAGCGTTGCATGAGTCGGCAGCTGAAGGAGGAAGATTCGCAGACGCCTTCGAACAAAAGAAGGAGACATTTAAAGGCGCGATACAAGCAATGACGACCGCCTTCCAAGCTTTTCAGGTTCAGCTTGGCACTCCGATCATTGATTTCCTAACCCCGATCATCAACAAGATCACTCTGCTGGAGAAGACATTGGCGGAAGTAGCCGCAAAGGAAGGCTGGAAAACGGCGATCACTGCTGCATGGGAAGCGGTGCTGATTGAAATGAAAGCAGCAGTCCTCAAGCACATCGGAGCGGCTTTCATCGACGTTGGAAAAAACGCAGCGGAATATTTCAGCATCGCGTTTCTCGCTGCGATTGCCGAGAAGGCCCCGAAACTTGGCGGGGCAATCGCCAAGTACCTTTTTCCCGACAGGTTCACCGCACAAGACCCCGGTGAATTCGCCAACGAAACTCTCAAGAAATACCTCGATTTCCTAGCCAATCCGAATGCGGCGGAAGTAAGCAAGGCCAGAGCGAGATTCCAAGACATTATTAAGACGATCGTACGAGTTCCGCCCACGACCCTTGAAGAATGGGTAAAGCAGGTAACGGACGACATTTGGGCTGATTTCATGGCTCACCCGCCGCCGGACGTTATGATGCCCGAAACGCCTGAAGTGACCGACAAGGCGGACACTGCCAAGCAACTTGCCGCCGCCATGACCCAGTTGGAAGCGGCCATGTCCGGGGTTCATCAACAGCAGAATCTCATCAACGCTTCTCCGTTTATTGGAGCAGACGAGAAGCGGCGCAGGGAGATAGAAGCACTCAATCAGGACTTGGATCGTCTGAACAAAGCCATCGCCAACCTCAAGCAACAGCGAGACATCCTGCCGCTGAACGAGGCGCAGTTGCAGCAGGTAAACAAAGCGTTACAAGGGGCCGGGGTGCAGGTGGCCAATATCCGTTTGCAGTTACAGGCACAGACAGGGCCGATCAAAGCCGAGCTTCAAAAGTGGGCGGACAGTTTCGGCAACGTCTTCCAGCAAATCTCCAAAACCATCGAGAGTTCGCTTAATGCAGTCTTTTCATCATTCAACACATGGGTGACGACAGGCAAATTCAACGTGCAGGAACTCGAACGCTCATTGGTTCTGTTGGGTTTGCAGTTGCTTGAGCAGTTGGCGATCCAGCAGTTGATGCGGCTAATAAATCGGACAGAAGCGATCACCAGCGCGAACATCATGGGGCCAGCCATCGCCACGGCTTTAACTCCGTCAACGACAGCGATGACTATTTCCACCGCTGGCGCGGCAGCGGATGCCGCTCCGTTCGAGGTAGCTCTAGCCGAAGCTGGTGTTGGTGCTGTGCTGGCACATACAGGCGGCGAAATTTTTCGCCGGTTCCATAACGGCGGTCTTGCGCCAGATGAAGTCCCGCTGATAGGACAGGTCGGCGAGTTCATGGTGCGGCGATCCGTTGTCTCGCAACCCGGGATGCTTGGTTTCCTGACTGCACTCAATCAGATGCATGATGGCGGTGATCTGTCTGATCTTTTTAATTGGGATGTAAGTACTGCGCCAAATGTCTGGGGACGGGCTTCAACAGTAGCTACTGGTGGGTGGCCGTACCCAGTTAATCCGAGCGGGGCAGGTTTTGCCTCTAGTCGGCTTTTTGATGATCCGGCACTTAACCGATACTTCAATCCTTTCAGCATGATGGGGCCGACCACACCCGGGCCGTTTTCCCCGGGCGGCAT